TTTCCCGCCGGGCTATCTGCGGGCGTTCCGTTACAATCTGGCCTGCGAAATGGCTCCGGAGTTCGGCACGGAGCCGTCATCTCAAGTGCGCCGCATTGCGATGGCCAGCAAGCGTAACCTCAAGCGCATCAACAACCCGAACGACATCATGTCGATGCCGTACAGCATTGTGGCGACTAGGCAGAGATTTAACGTGTATAGTGGGAATTACTAAGTATATTTACTATGCTTACCGCCGATAAATCCTTTGGTTCCTTTGACCACCCGCAAAAGTCCTTGCGACTTGTAAGCGTCTATAGCGTGCTGGATATTTTCTTGATGCGTAACCAACTCAAGATTTTCAATTCGGTTATCGCTGCGGTCAAGGTTCTTGTGGTTTATCTCCATTCTGTCAGGAATTGGGCCTACAAAAGCCTCCCACATAGCACGATGTACGCCAACTTTCCTGTACTTGCCATCTTTGCACGGCGAAAAGATAGCGTAACCGTTTATGAGATGCGTCTTGACTGGCCTAGCGTTGCTGTCACCAGCCCACGTCTTACCATGTTTGATGTTGAACGCGGTGGTAATGCTGGTTTTGAGAAAAGCAGCAACTGCGCCCAACGCGGCGCCATCCGCAAACATGGCTTTGGCGGCGTCAATTTGCTCGGCGGTGAACAGCTTTCCCCGCGCCACACGCCGTACACGCGCAAGATTGCTGATTTCGTAAAGGCCCTCGTAGCCGCAAACTGGTTTCCAAATCTCCATACCGTAGACATTAAACCCGTATACGTTGGAGGTCAATAGTGAAAACCCCCATTCTAGGCAGCGCCTACGTCACTCGGTCCGTCAATGCGGCGGATAACAGGTGCGTTAACCTTTTCCCCGAAATTGTGCCCGAGGGCGGCAAGGAGCCTGCCTTCCTTCAGCGTGCGCCCGGCCTGACGCGGCTGGCTACGCTTGGCGCCGGCCCGATCCGTGGGATGTGGACTTTCGGCGATTACGGCTATGTCGTGTCGGGCCAAACATTGTTTCAGGTGGATAATAACTGGAACGCGGTGGCCAAAGGCATCGTCGTTGGCACCGGCCCGGTTAGCATGGCCGACAACGGCACGCAGCTATTTATCGCGGCCAACCCCCAAGGCTACATCTACAACGTCCAGACCAACGTATTTCAGCAGATCAGTGACCCAGACTTCCCCGGCGCCGTTACTGTAGGATACCTCGACGGCTACTTCGTGTTCAACGAGCCGAACAGCCAGAAAATTTGGGTGACGCAGTTGCTGGACGGCACCAGCGTCGATCCGCTGGATTTCGCCAGCGCCGAGGGTAACCCCGACAACGTCGTGGCGATCTTTGTCGATCACCGCGAGGTCTGGGTTTATGGCACCAACTCGACCGAGGTCTGGTACAACGCCGGCCTGCTCGACTTCCCGCTGGCGCGCATTCAGGGCGCCTACAACGAACTCGGCTGCGCTGCGCCCTACTCCATCGCCAAGATGGACAATCAGATTTACTGGCTTGGCAAGGACGCCCGCGGTCAGGGCATGGTCTTCCGCGCGGCTGGCTACATGGGCCAGCGCATCTCGACGCACGCAATCGAGTGGCAGCTACAGGAATACCCCGACCTGTCGGACGCGGTCGGCTACACCTACCAGCAGGACGGCCACAGCTTCTACGTCCTGAACTTTCCGACCGCCAACACGACGTGGGTGTTCGACGTGGCGACCGGCGCATGGCACGAACGCGCTTCGTTTGAGAACGGCCAGTTCAACCGCCACCGCGGCAACAGTCAGATGTTCTTCAACGCCACTAACGTGATCGGCGACTACCAGAACGGCAAAATTTACAAGTTCGACCTTGAGGTCTACGCCGACGACGGGCAGCCGCAGAAGTGGTTGCGCTCGTGGCGGGCGCTGCCGACCGGCGCGAACAACCTGACGCGCACGATCCAACACGCCATGCAGTTGGATTGTGAGACGGGCGTAGGGTTAAACGGTCTGGCAAGTCCCGAAACCATATATTTGCTGACAGAAGCTGGCGAGTATCTGACCACCGAAGACGGCGACTTTTTAATCGCCGACGATGTGGCCTATGTACAAGGGGCTGACCCGCGGGCCATGCTGCGTTGGTCGGACGACGGCGGCCATACGTGGTCGAACGAGCACTGGAAGTCGATGGGCCAGATCGGCCGCTACGGCTACCGTACCATCTGGCGGCGGCTAGGCGCGACGATGAAAATCCGCGACCGCGTCTACGAATTGTCCGGCACTGACCCAGTCCGCATCTACATCATGGGCGCGGAACTGATCCTGAGCGGGACGCGTGCCTGATGGTCGCACCGATTAACCCAACACAGCTTACGCCGCCGCGGGTTGACTTTATCGACCCGCGGTCCGGCGCGATCAGCCGTGAATGGTATCGGTTCTTCCTGTCGCTGCTGACGGCGACGCGGACCAACCAAGAAGAGACGGAACTGGCGCCCGATACGTCCTCGCTGCTGGCGTCCTATGACTCGGTGTTCGGTGAGGCTATTCAGGCGCTGGAGAGCGCCCCTGACTGCTGCTCTGAGACGGCCAGCGTAGACGCCAAGGTCAACAGTCTCGCGCAGGCCACTGGCGTCGCGCCGCCGGCGGCCAGCGAAGACGACATCGCGGTCATCCAGTCGCAGCTTCAGGCGCTGGCGCTGTCGCCGCCGCCGAAAGAGTTTATCTCGCCGCGCTACGGATCGTTCTACGACACGACCGATCAGACCGCTGCATCGCCTAATGTTGCTTACGCCATGACGTTCAACACGACTGACCTGTCGTTCGGCGTCGCACGCGGCTCGCCCACGTCGCGTATTTTCGTTGACCGGGCCAACGTCTACAACATCCAGTTCTCCGCGCAGTTTATCAACACCGGCGGCGGCGCTCACCGCGTTTGGGTATGGCTGCGCAAGAACGGCACCAACGTGCCTGACAGCGCGACCGTCATCCGTATGCAGGGGAACAACACTGAAGATGTCGCGGCGTGGAATTTTCTGCTACAAATGAACGCTGGCGACTATTTCGAACTGATGTGGGAAGTGGATAACACCGGCATTTCGCTGTTTGCAGACCCAGCCACGGCCGTTCACCCTGCGATCCCATCAGTTATTTTAACCGTGACTGACAATGTAAGTTCCTTGGAGGTATAAATGGCCGTTACCATCAGCAACATCATCCCGGCCAAGACCGCGGAGAACAGCCAGACGACGCAGTACACGTCGAATGGCGTCCAGACGATCATCGACAAGTTTACGGCGACGAACTACAGCGCCAACGCCGCTACGATCAGCGTCAACCTGATCACGGCTGCCGGCAGCGCCGGGAACGACAACCTGATCGTCAAGACCAAGACGCTCCAGCCGGCCGAGACATATACGTTCCCTGAACTGGTCGGGCATGTGCTGCCGGTCAACGGGTTCATCTCGACCATCGCGGGCACGGCTTCGGCGATCAATATCCGCGCTTCGGGCCGACTGGTCAGCTAATGCGGCTCGCCCGCACTCACGACGCCGACTACGTCAACTGGGTGGTCAACCATCCTGATGTGCGGCCGTTCGTGGGCGCGCCTGAAGCGGGCGAACTGGACCTGTCGCCGATTGTCGAACGGCCCGAGCACTGGTTTTTAATGGGTGAGCACGGCGGGTTTGGCCTGCTATGGACCGCGCCGCGCACGTATGAAGTCCATACTTTTATCCTGCGCAGCGGCCGCGGCGAGTGGGGCAACGCCGCCCGGTCGGAAGGCATTGAGTTCGCCCGCCAGCGCGGCGCTAAAGTGCTCTGGACGAAAATACCGCCCCGCGCCCACCACGTTGAGCGGTTCGCCCGGCAGGGGGGTATGCAACCGACTGGAGAAGTGATAGAAACATTCGGTGTTCCGCACCGCATATTCAGGATGGAGTTAAACTGATGCCCGTTGCAGGTGCAATTATCGGCGGCGTTGCGTCCATTGGCGGGGGTTTGCTCGCAGCGGGCGGCGCCAAAAAGGCCGCCAGCGCGCAGGAGCGCGCGGCGCAGGAAGCACAGGCCGCACAGGAGCGGATGTTCGAACGCCAGATTGGTCTTCAAGAACCGTTCCGGCAGGCTGGCCTCACTGCGCAGCAGCAGATCATGCAGTTGCTCGGCATCGGCGGCGACGCTACGGCCGCCGGCTACGGCAGCCTTGCCAAGCCGTTTGGCACCGAACAGTTTCAGCAAGACCCCGGCTACGCCTTCCGCCAGTCAGAAGGGATGAAGGCGCTGGAGCGTTCGGCCGCGGCGCGCGGCGGTCTGATGTCGGGTGCCACCCTGAAAGGCATTCAGCGCTTCGGTCAGGACTTGGCGAGCCAAGAGTACCAGAACGCGTTCAACCGCTATCAGGTCGAGCGCGCGGCGCGCCTGAACCCGCTTCAGTCGCTGATGGGTTCCGGCCAGAGCGCGGCTAACGTGCTGACAGGCGCCGCCGGTCAGGCCGGGCAAAGCCAAGCGCAGAACATCATGAACGCGGGCGCGGCCCGCGCGTCGGGTTACGTCGGCGGCGCCAACGCGCTGGCTGGAGCGCTGGGCAGCATCGGCAGCATGGCGACGCAGTTCC